AGATAAGCAGATGGATATCGTAACAGCAGAAGCATCTATGAGCGCTTTTGTAAAGTTCAGAGGAAACATTCGTGAAATGCATCAGCCACTTGCAGTAGGCAAGATGGTAAATTTTAAAGAAGATAAGTATTTTGATCCAGACTCAAAGAAATTCTATAGAGGCGTTTTTGTTTCAGCATATGTTTCAAAAGGCGCACAAGATACTTGGGAAAAAGTTCTAGACGGGACACTAACAGGTTTTTCTATTGGTGGACGCATGAACAAGTGGGATGACGGATTTGACGAAAAGTCAGACTCACAAATTAGAATTATTAAAGACTACGACCTAATAGAGTTAAGCCTTGTAGATTCACCAGCAAATCAATTTGCCAATATCGTATCGGTTGAAAAAGTTGATGGTGTAGATATTATAAAGGGAGACTTAACGGTTTTAGAAAATGTTTTTTACGACAAGGAAAACGGTATTGTAATATCATCTGAGAACGAATCAGAACTCAGCCCAGTCAGTGGAGAACAAATGGAAAATATAGGGTTCGTTGAAAAAACGGATAATGAAAAAACAGTAATGATAAAATTCTTAGTTGATAGTGCTAAAGGCATTAATACTTCTAAGATTAACAAGGAGGTACAACCTATGACAAAATCAAAAACACAAGTTGAAAAGACAGATGTAGTTGAAGATGTTGTGGTCGCTCCAGAGGCAGATGCATCAGTTGCAGAAGTTACTGAACAAGTTGCTAAGGCAGAAGAGGTTGAGGCAACAGAAGTTGCTAAGACCGACGAAGTTGTAGCAGAAGAGATTGCTAAAGCAGAAGATGCTGAAGCAGTCGAAACAGTAGTTGAAGCAGTTGTAGAAGTATCTAAGTCAGAAGAGGTAGTTGCAGAAGCAGTTACCGAAATGAAAAATACTCTAGAATCAGCCTTTAGCGATCTAGTGTCAACAGTAAAGTCTTTGCAAGCAGAAGTAGAACTTCTTAAGTCTTCAAAGGTCGATGTTGATACAGTTAAGGATTCATTTGAAGCAGTTGCAAAAGATATTGCAGCAGTATCAAGTGAATTTAATGAATTTGGAAAACGAGTAGACGCTGTGGAAGCAGACACCGCATTCCGAAAGTCTGGAGATATCGGCGATATCTTTCAGAATCAACCTGAAACGGTTGAAAAATCCCTATGGGGCGGTAGTTTCCTCAAAACAGCCGATCTATTCAAATGAACAAATCACTAGGAGGTGACAATATGTCAGAAGAAATAATCAAAAACCAGCCAGGCGCTGAAGCAAATCTAGGAGGAGAATCTCCAGGTTTGTATCAGGGCCAAGGTGCTTTCGCATCAGGTGGTATTGGTGGAGTAACAAACCCAGGTGCAAATACACTTGGAAATATTCCAACAGCAACACTTGGAGTTACAAGCGGAGCAAATGCTGTTAACCCTAGTGGTTCAGCCGCTTCTGGAATTTTGCGCCCCGAGCAGGCACGTCGTTTTATCGACTATGTTTGGGACGCTACAGTGTTAGCAAAGGATGGCCGTCGTGTAACAATGAAGGCTAATTCAATGGAACTTGAGAAGGTAAACGTCGGTGAGCGTGTAATTCGTGCAGCAGCGCAAGCAGTTGGTACATACACAAACACAGGTGCAACATTCTCTAAGGTCGAACTTACTACCAAGAAGATTCGTCTTGATTGGGAAGTAACAGCAGAATCATTGGAAGATGGTGTAGAAGGTGACGCTCTAGAAGATCACTTAGTACGCTTGATGACCAACGCATTCGCAAATGATATCGAAGATCTCGCTATCAATGGTGATGGTGCAACAGGAGCATTCTTGTCAATCATGCCAGGCTTTATTAAGAAGACCAAGGATGGTGGAGCACATGAGTCAGTAGTGACCGTAGCAGATAATGCTTGGACACCTGATGTAATGCAGGGCATCATCAATGCAATGCCACGTAAGTACCGTGCACTTAAGAACAATCTTAAGTTCTACGCAGGTACAGACGTATTTGGTGGAATCGTTAAGAATAACGGTACACTTGCTGATGCAGTTGCTGAAGCGTTTGCTGGACAAGTTCCAGGAAGCACTCAAGCAAACCGTCAGTCATACCTTGATGGTATCGGACAGACATTCGGTGGAGCACGTACAACTCGTGTTCTCGGAATCGAAGTTCAGGAAGTTCCTTACTACCCAGCAGGCTATGTCGACTTGACATTCCCAGCAAACCGTGTATGGGGATTCCAAAGAGACATCACTGTAAACCGTGAATACGTAGCAAAGAAGGACACGATTGAATACACAGTATTCGTTCGCTTCGGACTCCAGTTGGAAGAAGAAGACGCCATTGCATACGCAGATGCTGCAGCAGACGTATAGTCTGTAATCAGTAACCTTTAATGGGGGGCGGGAGTTCACTCTCCTGTCCCCCTTAATACTTTAGTGATATAATACAAATAAGGAGGATACAATGGAAAATAATGATAACGAAATGCGATCAATACATGATTTTGTAGAAGAGCCAGCACAAGAGCCAACACCTGCACCAGAGCCAGTACAAGCACCAGAGCCAGTTGTTGAAGCACCAGTTGTTGAAGCAGTTGTTGAAGCAGTTGTTGAAGCACCAGCAGTAGAAGAGCCAGCACAGGCACTAGGTTTTACAGAAACTGGGGCAATTGGATCAATGGCAGCAGACGGTCCTAAGAAAACTGTTAAAGTACAAGGTCTTGGAGACAAGGTTGCTATTCACTCAACAAAAAGCGTTTATTGGTCAGAAGTCGGGTCTGTAACTAAGGGTTACAATATTGTAACAAAGCAACAGGCAGACAAGTGGTTAACTCGCAAACATGTCAGAATTGCAGAACCAGAAGAAGTCAAGAAGGCTTTTGGTTTGTAAAAATGGAAATATTGAGGGTTCCGCCATACGCTAACATACCAGTTATATACACAATCCCTACAGGAATAGTGGATAAAGATGTAACTGTTACTGTTACCGATTTGGCGGATCTTTCAATTTCTACATTAGAATTTGACGAACTTTCGACGGGAGACATAGTAACAATAAATCTTCATGGG